CGTAAAATACAACGGTTTTATGCGGTTTCCAGGCTCCGTGTTGCATATCGTGTTGCATATTTCCGAAGATGGTATAATATTTATAGAAGCGTCAGTGTAAAAATCTGGCGCTTTTATATTGAATTAGAATCCTCTATGTACCAGATTTCCTGCGCGCCATTATCCTGGCTATGCCAGCAAGCGCCCTCTAGTGGACCATCCGGTGTTGGGTCGAAATAGTACCAGTCTCCTGAGCCGTCCTCCGGGTCGCACACGGTGCCATTCCAGCGGTGCCAGTTGGTGCAGGCATAACCATCCTTATTAAATAAGTACCAATGGTGATTTATGACACACCACTTATTAGCCGGGTAAGTTCCATCTGGTTTGCGGTACCACCAGCCGTTATTATCCTTAATCCACCCAGTGCGCTCCTGCTCAGTCCAGGTTTTCATGAATTGTTCTGGATTTTGGTACAATTTCTTGATACCACTGGTGGAGCTGCCCCAATCAGGAAGTTGAAAATGTGGCTTGTCCACAGGAGACTTCCAGTTTCCTCCCCATTCAAGACCGATAGATACGCCAATAGCACCCACACGGTTAAAGAAGCCGCCTATTTCGTTATAAGCTCCAGCGCCATCATTGCGGAATATATCAAAAGCCGTTCCCCACTGATGATAGGAGCTGTAGCTGCTGCCAGGAGCATTAGTTACAATGTTACCCGGTTTAGTCCTACCCTGAGCGTATAAAGCATCCTGTTCTGCCACGGTCCGCAGTGTCTCACCTATTTTAATTTTTAATCCCTGTTTATTGCATTCGTCCACCAATTGACCTGCTAAAAGCTGTAAGCGTGGATGGCACAATGTGATATCTCTCATAATCATCCTCCAATTATGCTGTTTTTCTGCTGCTCTGTAATCCATCCAATTGACACAGCCCGGTTGAGTTCGGAAAGCGTTAATGGCCCTTTACCATTGTTATATAGCCTTTTTAATGTTGTATACATTTTACACCTCCAACTGACTTAAAATCATTGCATCTACAGTATCTTGCAGGGTCTGCACTGTATCTCGTATATCCGGCCTACGAAGTTTAGCAACCATAATAGTATCCTTTACTTCATTGGTTTCATAATTTGGCTCTTCCTCGGTGCCAGCATTTACTGTTTCGGAAGATATGACATAATCCATTTTCTTTTGCATCTCTACCAGCTGAGTAAATCCAGTTTTTACTTCCATTGGCTGACCGTCTAAACCAAGTATGTAAATTTTTGCTGTATGTAAAGGACTGAATTCTGATTCTACCGTTTCAAAACTGTCTAGGCCGGGAAGAAACGACAGGGTTAGGTAATCGCCTGATTCTTCCACCCCGTTTGTTATTAAGTCGTATTTTGTGTTGTTTGATAATTTTAATTGGTTCATTTGACTCCTTTCGTGGATATGTTTTTTATATAGCAATTTAGTTAGTAAATTAGGTACTGGGTCATTTACGTTCACCCGGTGTCAGAAAATGATAATCTTTGTAAACGAAAACCTCCAAGGGATAACACTGGAATTTATTTTTAACGAAGAATGGTCACGTTTACTTACATTCTCTAACGATGGAATAACATATGCATCCAGAGACAGAAAAACCGGAACAGATTCCGTAATATGGACAAAATGATTATTTATCAAAACACGATACTTCCCCTTACTTTAACCGCAGATTCCGGTATTGATGTCCCTTCCAACGTCAGTAGTTTTATTGTCCCATTTGACGATATTAATATCATAAGAAAGCGTTTTCCTGCAAAATCATATACATAGGCGCTGATATCCTGCTTTGGGGCATATTGACTGGATATGGTTCCAATGACGGAGTTAGAGATAGCCGATGTATAGACATATACCAGGGCAGAATACATACATTGTCCATTACTATATTTCGCCACATTATGATATCCGCCTGCGATATTTTCAGGTGCCGTTGAAACACCTGTAATATTGGGAATATTATAGGTCCCGATAATATTCTTGTTCGATAAATTGCTATTTGCAGTAGCAATATCCTCTTTGTTTTTTGTGATTTCTTGCTGCATTACATAGGCCAACGAGGATGACGGAACAGTGTTGTCCGAATTTGTTTGAACGGTTGAAATAGAAGTCTTTTTAAGCAAATTATTGACAACTTCATTTGTAAGATAATCAACCAAATTTTGCGCAGATACATCCCCGCTTACATCTCCAATTACTCCATAAGTATCCTTTGCAACAACATCTGCTAACGCATTGGCACTAAATCCCTGTGCCATTAATATGTAATTTATCTTATCATTATTAGGTATTATACCCGTAACTGTGCGAAGGGTAATGTATGTACTATTTTGGTATAAAACCATTGTAAGTTGTTCATAAGTGGTGTCAGGATTATATTCGCCACCATTTGTTATCATCCATTTCCCCAAATCTGTTGTTGCCATTATGCCACCTCTACAATTACATGATTATTTGAATCTATCAAAAACGTTACATTTTTTCCTTGCTTACATATTAAATGTCCAGTACCATTATCAAGGAAAAATTCTGGGAATGTTAGTTCAGAAAATGATGCTGCTCTGTCAGCTTCTGTTTTTGCCTTTTCACTATACCATTTACTATTGTCAATATCTTCATTATCACGGCTTGATGTTCCACCCACCGCCCAGCTTTTTGATGCGATATAATATTGTTCCGAAGATGTTGCCGCGGTTTGCGCATCAAGCATATATTGTCTGATAGTGGTCATGACAGACTGTTCCAACTTTGATAATGTAATTGACCCGTCCACAACCTCTGCAGTAATTGTTCTGTCACTGATTTTCATGGAGATTGTTGCTGTACTGTCAACAGAATATACAAACCTGGTTAAGTCAATAATCTTTTCTGTCCCATCTGCAAGCTCAAGTACAAGTTCATTATCATCTGTGATATGAAAATTCACAACGACCTTTTCAATCGCTAAATCATATGTTTTTGTCGTGCCATTTTTTAACTTTACCGTAAGAATACCAGTATTTACATCCAACGTAACATCCTGTACCATGGTATTCACTTCGGATAACTCTGCCTTATCTTGTGACAGTGATAAAATATGTTGGGCGCATTGCAGGATTCCACTATCCATATGTCTGAGATTTCGCTTTCCTAATGGTGTGGATTTATCCGGGAAATTCAGCCACCCTACAATTGTATAGAAAATGCTATCCAGTCTCATTGCCGTCCCCTTCCATGCTATCCTTATTTTTTATTCTTCCAGTGTCAATGATATTGGCCGCAATTGAAATAAGCTTGGCATTTTCAAAGCCAGATACTTGTATAGAGTTGATGCAGTCTGCCAACCTACGCACATCCTCATATTTGAACAATACTATTTTATCCATCATTCTCCCAACCTTTCCAATATGTGTTGAACAGCTCCGGTCAGAAACGCAATATAATTTTTGTATTCTATACCATACCTTCTGTGTTCCGAAAAATAGCTTACAAGTTGATAATCAAGATTCATTTCATCTGATATTTCCTTGACATCTTGGGCGATAAAACCCGTTCCCCTAATTCCATTGTCAATCAACGTGTAAGCGACAGGTTTCAACCTTTTTATTACTTCAATACATGTATCTGTGGGTATGTCCTGTATATCCCGCTTTTCTCTTCTGTCAGATATTTGTGTCCATCCACCACCATATACCATACCGGTACAATATATGCTCTGGGTGTTTATCTTTTCAAGCGACCCTATGTCTGCCTCTATTTCTCCATTACAAACTATTCCTCTTTCAGCATATATAATTCCAGTGGCATTAAATGTAGCTGCTGTAATTTTTGCATTATTAGCCTCTACCGCTCCGCTTAAATTAACGGTGAAATTACCATTTCCAATATCTATGCTACTACTGACAATTGACGCGCCAGACACAGTACCAGAAAAAGTAGCATTTCCACCACTATCAACAGTCATATTTTTAGCATTGATTGTAAAATGCCCTGTTGTGAGTTCGATGGCATTCCCTGTCACCTTTAATTCGGAGTTTATTTGTGATGTAACATCCCCTTTTTTCACCATAAGAGAGATTTCATGGGCTGTTTGAGTAAATTTTGATATAGTTTCCTGTTCAAGGTCGGTTAATTCATTGGATACTTCCTCAACTGTACGCTTTAAAATTGCAGATAGCCCTTTTACCTGAATGATTTCGCTTTCTATGTTAAACTTTCTTTCGAGTTCTTGACTCCCCGTGCTAGAAAAATAATCCATTGAACCTTGTATACCTGTCAAATCTCGTTTCATGACAATGGTATTTATAACCCCATCCGAAGTCACTACCTTAATTCTGTCTCCCACTTCAATCCATGGTGAACCATTTGTTGATATTTCTGCCGGACAATAAGATATGCTGCTTATCACAGATTTTATGTTATTGGCAATTGTAATCATTTGGGATGTGTTTTTTCCATATGCAAGCGGATTCCCTTCAATGACATAGACATTATTCCCATCACCTTCACTGGTTCCGCCTATGTCCCCATCTTCCTGCTGTATTTTCACCGTGTCAATATCTGGTACATTGTATTCTTCGCTCTCAACGGTCTTATATACAGTGATTTCTACACTTATATCATCTTTCTTTGGTACAGAAACATATCTTAGTTCACCATTTTTAGTAATATTTCCAAATGTGCCATTGATTTGGCATATATACTTTAATACATCTCTCCCATTAAGTGATGATGGTTCAAGTGTCTTTTCCACTTCCATATCATCGTTTATTAATTCCGTGTTTTCTACTTCATTCACTCCAACAAACTCACACAAAGAATTTCTAAATGCTCTTAATGTCATCGGAAAAGACAGAAGATTATACCACCCCGATACATCCGCATCAAAGCGTTTCATACGGTCATATGCAATGATTTTTCTGGTATCCTTATCTTCCTGCTTGGGTGTGGAATCAACCGTAAAAAGTCCCAATACAAGTTCATATTCTCCGAGCTGTTCAGATACAAGGAATTCTTTTCCCGCAATGTTTTTTGACAATCCTGACACAATAATCTCAAACTGCGAGCATTCACATGCGCCAAAGCTTAAATCCTCATTTGATGACAGACTTTCCATTATCTTCATGCTGTCAGACTGTATCATATCATCGGAAATGACGAAATCTATCGCATCAGAATCCATTTCTGACGGATAAAGTTGTTCTGATGGAAATAATGTCTCTGATGGGTACAATGCTCTGTAATCATCCTTATAGAACATTAATTTAAGTTTCTTTCCACCATATGAATTATATAAATCCTTGAATTTCTGTTCTACATCTAACATATCAGCACCTACACTTAATACTGAATCATTTCCAGGGTAAATGCCTCATATTGCATATCACCTGTCTCATTGTCATATATATGGCTAACTGCATATTCCGTGTCAGGAACATAAAATTCACCCGTTCCATACACACATGTATCTAAGTTCCAATATGTAACTGAATACTTACGCTGCGTTTCATCCAAAATTCCGTCTGCCTTTATGCTGTTCCAAAGGTCTTTTTCTCGCTGAGTCAGCGGTCGGATTTCTAGATTTAATGTCGTTTTATAATTGGGAGAGGTAACACGCTGAAGAGCTTCCGTGTTATCCCTCCATGCTTTTTTTTCAATTCTCTGGTCAGGAGTTGAGGCATAACGGGTAAGAAAAGAATTGGGAAGCTGATGACTTCCAAACATAACTAGATATCCCCTGTAATCCTTCTGCATACCGCTCACTCCTTACGCTAATAGTGGATTGCTCCCTGTTCTGTTCTTTTCCATTCGGTTCCTCTTGACTACAGTGTCATAAATAGCCTTTCCTTCCAAGTTTACTGTCAGATGGATATCTCCGCCGCCTATTCCTCCGAAGTCGCCCAGAGCTTCTTTTAATGCCTGTTTCATGGTTGATATTGGGGAAACTACTTCGGTTTCTCTCTTGTTGTCTCCCAGTATTGCGGCAAACTCGCCGGCCCGTGGTGGAATTACAGTTCCCGATGCTAAGCGAGGAAGGTGTACTTCACTTGAGCGTGGAATAACAGAGGTAACATTGCTTACAAAGCTCCCTTTTGCACTTTTTACTTTTCCGGCCTTTTCTAAATCATCATATCCAAACAACACTTCATTTATTTTATCCAAAACAGCCCGAAGTGCTCCTAGTGCCCTCTCTTTAAAGGTTTCAAATTTGTCAAAAATTCCGCCCATAATCGTTTCAGCAATTCCAGATACGCCACCAAATATATCTTTGAAAATCTTTACTATAGATTTCCATGCACCTTCCCAATCACCTTTAAATACAGCACTAAGAAAACTAATTATATCTCTTAGAACATCAATGACCGTGTTTATGGCTTGACCTATAATATCAACTGCTAACATTATACTTGTTCCAAGGTCTTCTAAAAGTGCTCCTATTATGGGTCCGAGAACTGATGCGCACCAGTTAAGTAAAGGTTTTGTCCATCCTTCCCAAACAAGTTTAATATGGTCAACCAAATCACCAATTAATTCTATTATGTTTTCAATTAATGGTTGTACCGTGCCTTCCCATACCTCTGTAAATTTTTGGGACAAGCTATCTAATACAGGGGCGATATGGGTGTTATATCCATCCAGTAACGTTCCAAGTATTTCGCTAAATCCATCTCTAAGCGATTCAAACAGCGGCTTAATATGTTCATCATACATTTGATTAAGTTCTTCAAAAGTTTTTTTCACACTGTCTGAAAGAGTACCGAGAATTTCTTCAATCGGCTTTAACGTATTTTCCAGGGCTTCTTTTATTTTATCCTTGTTTTCCGTGAAAGGAGTAAGGATTGTGTCCAGTACATCACGAAATAGTTTCCCGGAAAGTTCCGTTATTCCCATAAAAGCATTTGAAAATATGCTAATTATATCAGCGGTTATTTGCTTTGCGGTATCACTTCTAAACACGGTAAACACGTCAGCCATTGCAACAGCAAAATTTGCCCGTATTGTACTAATTTCGCTAGTGATATCAAACATGGATATCAGATATTCTTTTATCCGTTCTTTATTCTGTTCAAGGAATTTTGAAAAACCGCCCAGTAGATTATCCGCAATAGTCAAACCTACAGATGCAAACGAACCTGCTATTCTTCCAGCATCATATGCAAGGGTATTAAGCATATTATTGAATGCAGTTGTCACCCCAGAATCCGTGGCTATTTCCATTAGGCTTGCCTTTATGCTGGATATACTGGATTTTATACTGTCAAAAACCGATGTGTCTCCCAATCCTACAGAAAAACCCTGCTTGAATAAATTCGATAAATCAAGCCATTTTTGCTTTATTCTATCAAGTGCTTGCGTAATTGAATTATCTACAGGCACAGTCTCAAACATTTCCTCTGGTGATAAGTCTCCGCCGCTTCCACCACCACCTTTGCTTGAAGTATCCTGCGCAACATTAAGTTTGTCGAACGATGCTAAAGCCCCTTCTGCTTCCTCCGCTGCTCCCCCTGTCTTTTCAAGACTTTCAGCGTAATCCTGCTGTACTTTTGTAGCTTTTACAAAACTATTTTTTCCGGTTAGTGCAGAAATCAACTGTGCTACTGCTGTTACTGCCGAAGTCAATAATCCAATAAGATAATTAAGTGCCGGCGCAACTACTGTAAGGATGGGTGAAAATGCTGTGGCAAATGCATTTTTAAGTTGCGTAAGAGATGACATAAGGCTGGATAGTGTGGAATTGGTTTCGCCGGAATATTGAGCCAGATTGTCCATCCCTTCTTTCATGGCTCCCATAATAGAATACAATCCCTGGAATACCACTCCCATCAATAGGCCAGTTCCCATCATTCTTAACAGCCCTGACCTACCTTTGTTTGATGATTTTGTAGTGTCCTTAACAGATTTATTGAAGTTATTCTGGGCATCCTCAGTCTTTACCAGATTATTTCTGTATTCATCAAGTTCACCTTTTAAGCGGTTGATTTCTTTTATATTCTGGTCATATTCCGTATTTCCAAGCCCTACACCAGCTTTTTCAAGGTCTTTTTGCCTATTCGTTAATGCTTCAAGTTCCTGGCGCATCATTACTATTTTAGGTGTCGATACCTGGGCATTATCACCAATATCCCTTAATCTTTGAGCCTCCGCAGCCGCTGCCGCTTCCTTTTGCTTTGTCTCCTCCAACTTTTGATTAAGCTGAGCTTGTCTTTCGGCCTGTTTCCTAGCTGTTTCAGCTTCTTTCTCTCGCTGCGCATCCGTCTTAAACAGTTCATTCTTATATTCCGCAAGGGCTTGCTCTGCTCGTTTTAACGATTGTGCGGTAGAATCAAATTCACTATCACCAAACCCTTTACCCTGATTCCTCAACCCTTCAAGCTTTGCCTTGAGCAGATTAATTTGTCCTTCCATTGTTGAGGTGTCAACCACCATTGGCAACTGAATGGGTTCTTCTTTTTTTGTGAGATTTTTTTTATATTCTTTTAGTTCTTCCTGAACTTTTATAAGACTTTTATACGCGGAATCAAACGTTTCGTCTCCAAACCCTTTACCCTGTTCCCGAAGTTTCACCAATTTATTTGACAAACGCTCTATTTGTCCTTCTAAAGACGAACTATCAAAAGACATTGCATCAGGTGTTGGACTCACCAGTTCTTTCTTGTAGTCCTTTAAGGCTTGTTGTACTTTCTGCAATTGTAGATATGTATTATCATAATCCTCATCACCAAAATACAATCCTTTGCTTTCCATACTTTTAAGCTGTTTTTTTAGTGATTCTATTTGTTTCCGAAACTCATTGGTTGATGCAGTGGATTGGTTAAGACCCTTTTCATAATCATCAATAAATTTGAGAATCTCCTTATTAGCATTTTTTAGTGCTAATGCCATTCGATCCACACCGTCTTGTATGTCTTTCGCTCCAGCAGTAATTCCATCGGAGTTAATTTTTGTGTCAATGATTATACTTCCATCGGCCGCCATTCCATCACCGCCTTATAGCCATTTTTCGATACTGTTAATTTCTTTTTGTTGTTTCTCGCTGTATATCTTCTTAAGCTTTACCAATTCTGGATTGCTTCGTTCAAATTCCTTTTCCCACTTTTCTAGTTTTTTTCCTCTGGCTCGTTTCTGCCGGATTGCCCACACCTGAGATACAAGTCCATCTCCAATTTCCATGAAATACCCCATGAATGTCCACCAGTGCAGGTATGGCACAGACCTTACCTCCATCCCAGCAATCTTATTGACTGCCGGGATAATAATAGGAGCATCCTGTTCCCAGTCCATGGTTTTGGGCTGTGGTTTGCCAGGAGGCAGGTTGTAATCAATGAAATCAACTGCCTTTTGGCATGCCTCTGACTTGGCTTCTGGTGGAATGTCTTGATAGTCCGGGTACATGATTCGGAACATTATTTCCTGTTTCTCCCATTCATTGAGTTCCGGGTCAGACATATCAATCAAAATATCAATAATCACTCTAAAATCGCTTTCAATAGCATAGTCTTTTCCTGCAACCTTAAGTGACTTCGGCAAATCGTATGTATTCATCGGCCATATTTCTCGGTGTATTTCTTAATCCGGGATTCACTTTTCTTAATTCTGGTTTTCATTTCAGATTCAATAAACTTAACCAATGTATCAAGCACATATTCCGCGTAGAAGGTTCCGTCCGAACGTGGGGAAAGTGGGTTGCAATGCTTGAATAATTCTTCTGAGGCGTTATCTGAGCCAAGAAGATAGTTAAATTGCTTCTTAATTTCATCAGATATAGCAAAGAAATCTGCTTCTTTATCAACTTCTATACCATTAAAATAGTTGAGTACATTCTCACAACGCTTGGCAATATCTAAATCAGATGGATTCCACCAAAATCCCCCCGTCACTTCCTTTCCCGAATTTACAATCTCAATCCATTCCCTGTCGTTAAGGGTAATCTGTCTTGCCATAATTCCTCCATTAATCGCTCAGACTAGCGCTAGAAGCTGTGGTGAACTTCTTTGTCTCAACATTCCATGTACCTTTAATGCGATTTCCAGCCTTGTATACTGTAAATGGTGTCTGAATGCCGGATGTATCACCGCCTACACTATTGGGAATAACATATACATCTTCACGGTATGCCCATACTACCGTTGGTGGAGCACCTTCCGGGTCATCCGCATCTGGTTTAAGCAACACATCAACCATGCTTGTTTTACATTTGTCTCCTGTCGCTCTTGTATTGGCCAATGCCATAATCTTGTTTGACAAGGTATCATCATAATTTTCGTAATAGTAAGGGTCTACATCGGACTGCACTTCATATCCACTATGCTGCACAGACTGCTCCCCAAGTATATTTTTGGTTATATTTACATCTGGATTTAACTCTTCACTGTATTCTTCCAGATTTTTTCCCAGCCTTGCATATTCTGTTGCTGCATAAGTAGTATCAAAAGCAGCATCTAAATAATGCGCAAGGTATTTACGTTCAACCATTATTTATCTCCTTTCAAATAAAAATAGAGCCATCACACAAGGCTCTGCGTCTTAGCGTCTGGCTCTACCATCTTTCAAAATCATATTTATATTCTATTGATACAGGAAGTATCCAGTCCTGCACGCCACTTTCCTGCGGTTCCAGTCCGTATGAGTTATCACGGGTAACTTTGGTTATCTTTCTTCCCTGAGATAATGTGGGATAATTTGATAATCGTTGCTCACTCCCATCAATCACAACCGGCTCACGACATAGCCACTTCCCGAACGTATCAAGAAATTCCTGTATGCTCATCTTCTGCCGCTCTTTTGTGGAGGATGTACGGTATATAATATAGAAGGGATACTGGCAGGTCTGGCGCACTCCACCCAGTACATCCTCAGTCTCAGAAAAGATTAAGGCTCCATTATCTGCCGAAAATGCAATCCCACTATCCTCACCCAATTCTTCAAACTTAACGGTTTCATTTTCATACAAACCCGGGAATTGATTAAGCAAAGCCTTTACAGCGATTGTCAGTACATCATATCCGCTTGCATCTTTTCCTATTGGTTTTCGTTCATCAGCCACGCTTTCCACCTCCAGCGATTTTCTTGGCTTTCTTTATCCATGATTTACCATCTTTCTTCTTAGCAGCATCAAACCATAATGCCTTTGCCCCAGCTCTTGAATATGTTAGATTTTCTTTTGCGTTTGTTTTCCCTGTGTACTGGCTGACAAGCACCTTCTTATTTTTGTACTTAGCCCACGGACTTCCAGTTTCAATATCAACCATTGTTTTCCCGTGGTAGAGAAACCGACCAAACGGACTGGCCGCCGCGACAACCATCCCTGTCCCTTGTAAAGCTGTACTTTCTTCTCTTGTTTTTTGAATAAAAGTTCCTTTATTAAGTGGCATAAATGATTCCATACTATTCATGACATCTCCATCAAGCTCATACTGCGCGCGCTGGAATTGCTTATCAAATCGGGATAAATTAAGTTTGATTTTGATATCTCCATCAACAACGGAGAATCCTTTAAAATGTGTTATTTTACTTGCCATAATTCACCTATGCAATCATCTTTGCACTATTTTCTTGGATAAATGTTTTAATCTGCTCATATCCCCAACCGCAGCTTATAAGGCTACTCACCAGCATTTCCATAGATTCAATCTGTTTTAGTTCATCCGCTGTCACATACTCCCGAATACTTTCTTTTCCCTTGACACCATACTGTTCCTGGAGTTCTTTCATGGTCTTACCAAAGATGGTCTTATAAATTAATTTGGTATAGTTGGGATACATGAACTTCTTATGAGGACTATCAGCCACCTTCATTTTGATGGTGTCGGTCAGGATGTGGCGAACAATAACGCCCTTGTCCCTCTCAATCTGCCACTGCTGCCGCTCTGTATAGATTCTCTTAAGTTCTTTTTCCATGGTGTTGAAAGCCTTGATATAATCCAACTTCCACTTTAAAGCCTTTTCACCCGTGAAACCCATAGCAAGCAGAGAGAACCCATCTCTGTCCATCTCGTACATTGGATATTCTTTACCTCGGCTTTTATATGTGGTTTCCTTGAAAAAATTGGCTGCCGAATTTTCGGCTGTGAGATTTCTAATAGCATCCAGCACATGTCTATGTTCTTTCTCAAAATGTTCTGCCACCTTAAGGCTTGTGGTAATTAATCTTTCTTCATATCTTTTCCCAATAATTTCTACTAACATAAACTCCATCCTTTCTATGTGTTTATTTACCCAATATTTCAAAATGCGGAATCACAGAATATGGACCTCCAACAGAGGATACCAAATATACGAAGTCATACCGGTTATTCATATAGGCATAAAAACCGTCACGATAATCTTCATCGTTTACCGGGCCACTATTCCATACCCCTTCCCAGAAAAAACAATCATCCGATGCATCAAAGGTAATGGTATCGTCCAACAAATCATTTACCTGCCGCCTCCATTCCTTCGGAGGGAGCCACGGCAATTCTTTACCGTCTGCATCGCGGATTATCTGTTTGCCATCCTGTAATTCGTAAACTATGTGTAATTCGGCGTTGTCCGTGCTGTCTGACCCATATTTTTTTAGTATCGCGCCCTTGTCGGTATTAAGGTCAACGCCAGATAATACATGGGGATACCAAAGTCCAACGCCAGTTGTGGATGATTCATAATAGTTAAAAACAGTCACCGTGGCATTGTACATAAGGTATCCCCTCCATTATTTATTCATCTGCTTATACATCTGGTTAACCCCTGTAGCTGCCAGACCAGACACAGCACCGACCGCCACAGCCGTGATATAGTCCGATGCCGGGAAGTCTGGTATAGTTCCCATGCCAAGCGCGCCGAGAACACCACCCACTACAGCCATGATGACCGGAATCCATTCGTCCGGTATCTTATTTGACGCCTTGCATCCAAGGCCAACCACATAACTTAAAGCCACAATAGCCACACATGTTCCCAATGTTGTAATGTCCATATCTTTTCCTTTCTGGAATCAGAGCAAACCCAATTCCATGAATACTTTGAAAATCTTCGGAGACTGAATAGCGAACCAGTCAATCATTTCTTCATTAGTTGCCCACGCTCCGCATGTATTTGAACTTGAAGAATCCAGACCGCTTTCATACAAAAACGCATGGATGAGTTCATGCCGTAATATGGCATTTTTATATCCTTCATAGTCCTTTAATTCGCAATCGTCCTTTTTATTGCAAATCACAATCATATGTGTAGAAAAATCGGTATATCCATCCCTAAATTTCCCATCCAGGTTTTCATCCGATTTTTCATCACGCTGGACAACTTCCCATTCCGTTCCCAGAATGTTTACTTTACAATCCTGCATATAAAAGTGGAGTCCCTTCGTTATCTTTTACTCCCATCAGATACACCTTTGCGGTATCATACAGGGGATTATTTGTTTCCTGTTTATTCCCCGCCGCAGAATATATATCACTCCAGGCTTTAGCTCCGTTAGCTATTTCTGACGGGGATGCATAGCTGATTGATTCGGAACCGGATGACTTTGACGTGATAACGCCTGTGGTTGCGCCGCCGGTCCCGCTGGTTATACTTCCCGCGGCGGCAGATAGCGCCTGTTTTTCTGCCAGTTCCAAACCATACAGTTTATCAGCTAATGCACATACGGCTTTCTTGATTTTGGTTTGCACTCGTTCATTATCTGGGAGGCCGTCAACCAATCTGTCAAATGTTATTTTATCAAGGAAGTCGCTTGCCCGTTCTGCCTGCTTATCAAATGATTGGGAATCCGGTATGGAACTGCCGTAGTATTTTGTTGTGTAAAACTCATAGTCTGCATATGCCATGCCGGATTCTCCTTTCTTTAAGAGTGAGACGTTACATCGTCATTTCCAGATTTCAACGCCTTATAGGTATTGTCACACTCAACTACTGTGATATGATTCCCGGTCGTTGCCTTGATATCAGATTTACCGTCCCATGCTGTCCACGTCTTTACATTCTGACCATATTTCACTTCTGGAGCGGAATCAGTTGCCACTTTGTACTTGTACATGTGTCCTGTTTCGAGGGGAGGTTCAACGGTTAATTTTGTGTTTCCTGATGTGCTTCCGGCCGAAGAAGTTACCGTCAGTGTTCCAAGAACGGGATTATCAGTAATATCAACAACTGCGATTCCGTCAATATATTCTGCAAACAAGGTAAGTCCCATGATTGCAAATGCTTCGGAAACAGCGGTATTGTAATTACCCTGGGTATGGAATCCGATAAGGTTTGTATCCCAGTCCCCAGTCGTATACACCAGACCGGCACGTGCAAAATCACTTTCGTTTGGGTCTACATAGTACATTACAATGTTTTCCACTGGTGTAGCTATTACTTTTCCACTTTCTATTTCAGAATCAGATAGCAGAAAGATTGTATTGAATCCCATGAAATCCTTAAGATACTGGAAACCAAACTGATTCTGCACAGTGATTTCAGCGGCACCCAGGTACTGATATACATCCAGAATATTCACAAATCCAACCACCCCCGTAACATTACGGTGCATCTGTTTGAATTTGTTTTCTACCATTCCTTTTGCCATAGCAAGGGCCATCTGGAATGTAGTTTCCGTTCCAGTAAGTGTACCAGTATTCAGATATGTATAGAATCGTTCTGTTACATTCGACTGAAGCTGGAACAAAAATTCATCGTCTGTCATCTGAACGGCATTTTCATAGCCGTGGTCTTTAATTGCTTCAATGGAAACGGCCTTTGCATACTTCTCAATGGTCATTTCCGCATACGTCTTTTCCTTTACTGTGAATTTGCTGTAAGGGATTTCCTCTCCTTCGCCTACAGCCCCGCTCTGTAAAGTTCCTTCTGCATATTTGCTTTTCAGCACTGCCCCCGGCGTTTTCTTGATGGGGCGCATAATCCCCAGAATGTCCCGAAGATGCTGCCAGTTCCTTTCAAAGCGTGTCACAAAATCAATTTCACGCGCTGTAACCTGTATGTCCGCGCTTTTGATTATATTGGCTTTTGCTGCCATTACTGTTCTCCTTTACCAAACAAATGTAGGTTACTGGCGATTGCAGACTGACGCTCTGATGGGTCTTTAATCGCTTCAATATCCTTTCGTGTCATAGTTCCTGGCGCATTCTGCTTACCCAATGGTGCGGTAAACCTCGCCATGTTCCGCTGTGCCTGTTGCTGCGCATCATCAATAAATGCCGAAGAGTCCTTTTCTTTCATTTGAGATACAAGGTCATTAAGCCCAAGGATTTTACCATCTTTCAGCTTTAAACCGGCCTCTTTTACTTCTGCCATAATTGCACGTTTAGCCGCCTCGCTGGAAAATTTAATCCCTTCAAATTCTGCCTTAAGCGCATCCGCAAAATCACGCTCATAAAGCTGTTCCTGGGCATTCTTTTCTGCATCTGCTGCCTTTTGTTTCCAGTCAGATAGTTCCCTCTGCATCGTCTCCAGGTCAACCCCTTCAAAGCCTTTCAGCGTTGTTTCTGCTGCTTCTGCTTTCTCTTTCCAGGTGTCCCGGTCCACGCTCAGATTGTCGTTTTCTTTCTGCAACTTTTTGAGGTCTTTTCCATTTTCAGCCATGACAAATGATATCTGTTCCTCTGTCAATCCCTGTGCTTTTAATTCTTCGGTTTTCATTGATGATTCTCCTTTTCCGTTATTAGGTTATTTGTAGGTGTGTAACCGTCCACCAACGGTTGCCATTTTGTAGGACTTGACTTGTCCAAAAACGCACATGCCGGAAATTGCATCCGCTTTTCAACCTCCAGGCTGTTCACGCTATGCGCTAGAACCTGTTTCTTTTAAGGACATGTGCTATAGGAGGGAGGTCAAATATAAGAAAAAGCCAAACAAACTACATTGCTGTAATCTGTTTGGCTCTGCGTCTGGCGTCTGGCTCTAAAGTTATTTTGCAGGTGATAAACCACTTTTATCTAAATCACTTGCTTTACCTTTTGCAATATTCATTATGGATGTATTCTTGCATACAGGGCAAAATACGGGAAGGTTTTTCGCAACCGTATCTGGTCGTATTTTAGTCCGAGTTTTATTGTTACATATAGGGCAGTACACCCAACTGTCTTTTACCATGTTTTCACCCTTTCTGCTTATTCCTACTCCTATTTTACCGTATTAGAAAAAAATAATCGTCCCCACATTTTGTAAGGTTAGATATCCCCTCTCATTATACCAGATTATTTTACTCTTCGTATCCCCACATTTTAACTATGTACTAATTGATTGTTTCTCGTTCTTATGATATAATATTGAATATAGAAAGGGGTTACTTAATGACAAAAAGAATTGATTTAACAGGTCAAAAGTTTGGAATGTGGACGGTGTTGGAATATCTGGGAAATTTGTATTATCTATGCCGTTGCGATTGCGGAACGACACGAAAAATCTATACCGGAAATTTGCGTAACGGAAAAACAAAATCTTGCGGATGTGCCAATAAAGATGATTTTATAGGTAAGAAAATCGGAAAATTAACTGTACTGCGAAAGCTTCCGAAAACAAAATCATATACGCAATATGAATGCCAATGCGATTGCGGGAAAATATTTGTTACCAGTGATAATACTTTAAAATCCAAATACAACAAGTCATGCCCCGATTGCCGAAAATCAAGAGTAGAGGACATTTCAGGAAAGCGATTTGGAAGATTGGTCGCTATTCGATATGCCGGAAAAAGCAAGGGAAATCAAACTTTATGGGAATGTAAATGTGATTGTGGGAATATAAGTATTGTTCATCAACAAGATTTGACAACCGGGCATACTAAATCGTGTGGATGTTATAGCAGAGAGTCCATAATACAAAGAAATAAAACTCATGGAGATACCAAAACCAGGATTTATAGAATATGGAGCGATATGTTGTTTCGCTGTAGCAGTGTAAAACATGATTCGTACTATTTATATGGTGGAAAAGGGATTTCTGTATGTGACGAATGGAAAGATTACAATAACTTCAAAAAATGGGCTTTAGAAAACGGGTATTCAGATAACTTATCCATTGATAGGATAGATAGTTCAAAAAATTATGAACCTTCAAATTGTAGATGGGCTACAATTATTGAGCAGAACAATAATACAAACAGAAATTTGATGTTTGAAATAGACGGAACAACGAAATCTCTTGCGGAATGGTGTAGAGAATACAATGCTTCTTATGCAAGAGTACATAGTCGCATATATAGCGGGTGGAACATTATAGATGCTTTGACACGTCCTGTACAAATTCATCATAAAAAGGCAGGAAATTAATCCTGCCTTTTGTATTACATCATGTTGCGCAGTTTGTCTATATAGCGCTTCATGACCTCCCTTTCCTCTCTGCATTCGGCATCGGCACTCATTTCCCCGATTTCATTTGCTAAAGCGTCCATATGCTCTTCCAAGGCTGCAAGCATACGGCGCTTGCAATCTTCATCTTTTCCACCACTTCTGTAGCTCTGC